GTAGAAGATTTACTAATTCGGTATTAGATAATACATACAATCTTAATATTGCACCTTTAAGAAATCCTGGGTCAACAAATATTATCCCCGATAATGATGTTGGAAGAGGTGGTTATGCCAAAAAATACATGTTTTCTATTGAGAACTTGGCTTGGAGAACTTCGAGTAGACCAGGGTTTACTTATGATGAACTACCAACTTGTGAAAAAGGTCCTAATGGAGGTAGAGTTATGTGGTTTCCACCATACGACTTAAAATTCTCTGACTCAAGTAGTGCTAGTTGGACACCAACGTCTTTTCTTGGAAGACCCGAACCAATCTATACGTACAAAGATTCTTCGAGAACAGGAACTTTAAGTTGGAAAATTATTGTTGACCACCCATCAGTTTTAAATACGTTAATTGAGAAACAATTAAAAGGACAAACAAAAGAAAGAATCAATTCAATTGTGGACTCTTTCTTTGCGGGTTGTGTAAAGTATGACATTTATGAGTTAGCAAAAAAGTTTAATACTATACCTGTAAAAGATTTATTTACTTATCAAGAGATTCTAAATAACCCAAGGTTAACTGATGAAGAACTTGCGGGTATTAATAAATCAATACCTAAAGATAATGACCCAATTAATACTACAGGAACACAAAATACAAACAATAATACTGCGTCAAATGAAAATGTAGATGGTGCAGGATTTAAATCAACCTATGAGGGATTATCATTTTATTTCCATAATGATATTCCTGACCCTAACAGTAATTCTACAACATCATCAGTTCCATATAATCAAACTTTTGATTCATATATCGGTTTGAAATCAACTTACATTGATAGAGCAAATTCAACCTTTGATGAAAACTCTGCATTTTGTAAAAAAACGGGTAATGTACCTGATGATTCAGTTACTTATGCTGAATATTGTAGTAGAGCTAAAAAAGTAGGTGAATTTTTTGATTCGGTAGTTGTTTCTAATTACAATAAAATAGCCAAAGACGAAAAGAATTTTATTGTCGAAGCGTACAATATTTTAAAACAAGGAGGGACAATAACTTTATCTATGATAGGGTCGGCATCTGCTCCCGCTTCAGTTAGTTATAACCAAAATCTATCAAAAAGAAGAAATGACTCGGTTATAAAATTCTTCAAAGAGTATAAAATTGGAGACGCTAATTTGGCGGAATATATTGATAGTCAAAAATTTAAAGTTGTTCTAACGGATGCTAAAGGGGAAGAAATTTCAATCCCTAAATCTGAAAGCGGTCAAAGTTTTTTTGATGTAAATTGTACTAAAAACATTACAGGTGGTACTGGAACAGTTAATTCTAATTCTCAGATTTACTCTGTTAATGCAATGGCATGTAGACGTGTTAGAATTAAGGATATAAAAGTTGATATTCCACCACAACCAACTACCACCACAACTACCGTATTACCACAAACTAATCCTGAACAACAAAATGTACCAGTACCTAAACCACAACCGACAGTTGATTATATCAAAAAGATAAAAGAAGGTATAAGTAAAAAAATATTAAGAAATCTTTTCTCAGAATGTGATTACTTTGAAATAATAAAAGAGTCAAATCCGATGGTGTTAGATACGATTAAAGAAAAAATAAAATACTTTAATCCTGCATTCCATTCTATGACACCTGAAGGTCTTAATGCTAGACTTACATTTTTAAATCAGTGTGTTAGACCTGGAGAAACAATACCTACAATAGGTACAGATGGAAAACCTAAATTTAATGATGCGGTTAATACATCATTTGGTGCTCCTCCTGTATTAGTTTTAAGAATAGGTGATTTTTATAACACAAAAATTATTCCTGATTCAGTTCAATTTTCATATGAACCACTAACTTTAGATATTAATCCTGAAGGTATTGGGATACAACCTATGATTGTTAGTGTTAGTATGAATTTTAAAATAATTGGGGGTATGGGTCTGGCAAAACCTGTGGAACAACTACAAAACGCTTTATCATTCAACTATTACGCTAATACTGAAATATATGATGAAAGAGCGGTTTGGACTGAAGATACTTCAGCATTGGATAAACAAGTTGTTGATGCGATACTCGCTAGTCAAACACCTGCAACTCAAAATAATGTTGACACTACCGCAACTAATGACGGAGGAACAACTATAGGGGAAATTGTTACTAATATACCAACTCCGAGTGGACAAACAGGTGAAATAGGGTATCAAAAAATAATGGATAATTTAATCGATGGGACTAAAAGTTATTTTGAGCTTGTTACCAATAAATTAGAAAGTGTAAACTCTTCATACAACTATGGTGTGGTTCAATTACTTAATAGTGTTAGAGATTTTAGTGGAGGAACTGTTGTAACAGGAGATACTATACCTGGACAAGGAGTTCAGATTGAAATATACGGTAAACCAAAAGAATGGGAAAAAGAAATCGATAATCAATTAGCTTTTGCTTTAGATGATATTGACGCTAACAATAATCCAATAATTAAGAAACTTGGAAGTTTCTTTAATATTGACGACGACAGTAAACCAATAAGAGATGTTAAAGTCAATATGAAGGCTTATTTAGAAAATTTAGCAACAACATTCAAGAACGGACTTGCAACAACAGTACAAGAAATTGTTGTAGAGGAACAAAAATACGTCCAAATCATAAGAAAAATTGATGTTGTTGCACAAAAAACTGATGGTAAATTATTAGAAACTAATCTTCCTAGAATTTATAATATATCAGGAACTACTGAAGTTAGTGATTCTAGTAAGCAAGGTGCAAATCCACCTACAGATACTTATGAAGAATTAATTTATGATTTTAGAACTTTAGAAAAAGTAACTGTAGGAACTGAAGGATTTAATAGTTTGATTGGTAATAACACATATCACATTGCTTTCGGAACTGACACGTATAATCAAGGAGACTTTATAACACTTAAAGGTGATTTCCCAGGTTTACCTGATAAAACGTTCTACTTGTTCATGGCGAGAGTATTATCAGACAAGAACAAGAAAAATGAATTCATTAATTATGTTATTAAAGGTGATTTAGTTGATTGGAAAACTCCTGTTAAATTAAGTACTAAATTTGAAAAAATTGTCGACGACTTAGGAAAGGACTATGAAAAAGAAATTAAAGAAGAGGAAAAATTATTTGAAAAATTAAAGAAAGAAAAACAATTTAAAAAACTTACTGAAGGGTTAGACGAGTTAATGTACCCAAAAGGTAAACCAAGAAAATTTGAATATAGTACTGAACCACAACCAACTGATGATGATAAAAAGAAATTGATATCAGATTTATATAAAACGGTAAATGTTGATACTAATAAAGCCACTTTTGACGGTAAAATAAAATTTGATTAAATATGGCAAGACAAACATATAATAGATATACTGACTTTATAATAAACGGACAACAAACAGTTGTACCATATATTAATCTGCCATCTAAAACAACAGACAAAAGATTTATATATAAAGTCGGACAATCTAGATTAGATAAGGTTTCTCAACAGTATTATGACACTCCTGTATTTGGATGGTTAATCTTAGTTGCTAACTCAACTTATGGAGGACAAGAATGGAACATTCCTGACGGTGCAATATTGACAATTCCATTTCCTTTAGTAGCTTCATTACAGGACTATAAAAATGAATTAGAGAACCATTTCTTCTATTATGGCAGGTAACCAAGAAAATATTTTAGTCGAATTAGACTATAACAACATAATTATTGTTGACCCGAATAAAGTTATTGACGAAAACGGGGTAGCTAAAGAACGCCTTGTCAGACATGAAGAATTAGTCATGTATGCTAATTTGGAGTGTAAAGTTTTACCAAGAACTAAGTTGGCGGTTGGTGTTGATAATAGAGATGCGATACAAACAGTATCAGTTGCGTCTATTAATTTTTTAAAACCTGGAGGTAAGACTTTCTTAGACAATAGTTATACCGACGAAATAACAGGTAAAGATACTTTAAAAGGTGAGGGGGTTAATCAACCAAAATCAACATCAGTATCAAATCCAAAAAAAGACGATGATTTTTTTATAAGACAAACAATAACTTCAGGAGGTAAACCTGGTGCAGTTGATAATGGACTTTTAGGTATAACTAATATATCAATAAGGACTAATACCGCATTTACCCCTAAAATAACTGTAAGACTTGTTGATGTTAAAGGTAGAGCATTATTTGAAGGTGCCGATAATTCACCATACGCAGCTTTCTTTAATTTACCATATCCGACTTTTTACTTAACAATAAAGGGATACTACGGGAAGGCAGTTAGATTAGCCTTAATGTTAAACAGTTTTACCTCATCATATAATTCTTATTCAGGCAATTTTGATATTACATTAGAGTTTTACACTTACAAATATACCGTACTTAAAGAAATTAGTATGGGTTATTTGTTGGCAACACCTCACATGTATAAATCTCGTGTTAAAATACAAACACTACAAGGTAATGCTTCACAGTTTTCACCTGTAGAAGATGCAATAGTTGAAAGAGGTTATCAAAAAGTTAAGGAGATGTACAGTGAATATAAATCAAAAGGTTTAATTCCTGACGATTTTCCTGAGATAACAGTTATTCAAATGAAGGACAGAATTGAAAATTTTGTCAAAAACGTATTAGATTCTTTTACTAAAGAAAACTTAGACCCTCTAACTTACTGTGAAGATTATCAAAAATCTTTAAATAATTTCAGTAAAGACGTTTATTATGCTGCAGGGTCATCTTGGTTCGACACTTATTTAGATAAGAAAAACTTTATTATTTTAAATGATAAAAATAAAACTAAAGTGTATCCATTTAAAAAAGATTTTGAATCCAAAGAAAAACAAGTTCAGGTGGCAATTCCTAAACTAAAAGAACTAATTGAAAAATATAGAAAGATATTAAATGAGAATCCTACTTTAGGTAAGGAAGGTAAGTACACTATAAATGGTAAAACAAAACAAATATCAATTCCATTTGAACCAATTTCCTATGACATTTTCCCAAAAGAAATAACTAACTCGGATATTGATATAAAAGAAACTTATATTGCAACTAAAGGAAAAAAAGACCCAACACAACAAGAATTAGATAATTTTTCTGCGGAAATACAAACAAAAAGTTTATTTAGTTCCGCTAGTGTTAAAACTTCTGGTGGTGATATGACACCTAAAATTACTTATTATGTTTTCGAGGGTCCGAATACTTTTATAGATTATATCGATAAAATGGGTAAAGCATTAAAGGCTTACCGAGAAGAAATAGAGTCTGAACTAACTAAAGCATTGTCTAATTTATTAGAAAATAAAAATAGTGGTATTGGGTTTATTCCTAACATTAGAAACGTTTTAGCGGTAATATTTGCTAATGGAGAAGCTTTCTTGAGATTAATGGATGACGTTCACCGAGATGCTTGGGAACAAAGAGACAATAAAATTAGAAAAAGTGTTATTTTTGATAAACAAGTTGGTGGAGCGAGTCAAGACAATTTAAGTTCAGGAGTTGATGAAAACGTACCTGTATATCCTTGGCCTCAATTAATTGTTGAAACTACAGGTGAGAATGGTCAAGAAAAATACGAAATCAGATACCCTGGTGATAGTAGTATAATAAACAGAACTAAAGGATATCTTTATGATGTATGGCCTGAAATCGAGTTCGTTGAAGAATTTTTTCTTAACGTCTTTTTATTCTAGACTTTCAAGAACTAATACTTTAATTTCAGATTCCGACAAAATAACTAATTTGATTGCTGAGTGCGAAAATTTAAATATTGTAAAAAGTTTATCTAATGACAATCCTTTTATTATACAAAAACTTAAAGAATACGGATTTAACGCAACAAACTTTACAATAATATTAAGACAGTTTTCAAATCAAGGGATTGGAGAAAGTTGGCAAAATTATATTAGAGGGGTATTCAACACCAAGTATATTAAAAATAGAGTTGAAAACTCTAGCTTTGAATTTTTAGATATTAGTTTATTCAATACTACCAACACCCAACCTTTGGTTTCGTTACCAAATGAGAATGAATTTGTAGAGTATATTGATAACTCGACAACGTCAAATAAATTTGACATGTTAGATACCTTTCCATTTACAAATTCTAATTGGGATAAGAAATATTTGGCAAATGGTAGTACTATTCTGAAATCTGAAAATAGTTTTAATACAACTAAGACACTTACTTTTGATGTTGGTAAAAAAGTTGTATGTAGTTTTCCTTCCGATTTGTCAGTTGAAAAAGTTAGACCTATAACAAACTTTATCTATAACGAACTAAATCAACCTAATGTAAATTATACAACAGATTTAAAAGTTTTTTATGAAAGTCGAGGTTATAATTTACAGTTACCAACCGAAGGTGATGTTAAATATTTTGACTATGCGGGTTATGTAAGTAGTATTCAAACCACCTCTATTTTCAACACTCCTTATTTCATTAATTCAATTCAAAAAGGAGTTGAAAATTTTAGAGATAATCAGGAGTATCCGTTTGTTGAGTCGGCTTATTTATTCCTTAATAGTTTACCATTATCAACACTCAGAGAAAAGTTCAAAGACGATAATAAAACAACACCTCCGTCAGCAACTGATTTAGATTACATTTATGCCGCATTGAAGAAATTCGGTGCGATACACAAAGTACCGTACGCGTGGATTTTAAAAATAGGTTCTATTTGGCATCGTTATAAGAAATATGTAAACGAAAATGTTGACATATTAGATTCTATATGGACAGGTACATCTTACACTACAAATTTCGACCCAACAACCTCCGCTAAAACAAGAAATTACGGTTTGATTATAAATGGTGCCCCAATTGATATTGTTTTACAGAAAGACACTACTATTGGTACTGAACTTTCTACTTTAATTAACACAGGTTTTTACCCACAATTAATAAACGATTTTAACGTGTTTTATCAAGGGTATGAAGTTTTTTCGGGATACACAGATTCGGCAATTCAAAGTGGAATTACTGATTCAGGGGTAACTATAAATTATGTCCAAGACGCGATAATTGATTTACCTGAAGGTTTTGACACTATTAATACTAATAGAGATTTAAGAATAATTCCATGGTCAGTCACAGTAAAAACACCTGACAATCAGTTTTATTACATTATGCCTTCAAACGGGTCTTTATTAAATCAAACATTGAATGAATGTTTTATCAATGACAAATTGATGATAGAAGTCAATGACAACCAATCAGTGTATGATGGTTCAGTAAGATTATTTTGGGCGGCACCAAACTACGGATATTTTGATAATGGAAGACTAAGAAAACCAAGTCCTGATGAATATATGAAAGAGATATTTTCAGGACAATCAATACAGGAAAATTTCTCAATCAATGGTAATCTTGGTAAATACACTAAGATGAGTGAGATGTTATCAGTTTTTGAAAAACAAATATTGGATTTATTTGAGCAAGAGTTTTTAAATTTCTCAAAATCAATCTACGATTATGAACCTGACAATTCCTTAAATTTAACTGAGAGTGAAAAATCGTATAAAAACTTCCAAATGTTATTTAGAAGTTTAATGAAAGTTCCTGTGATTACAGGTAATACAGGTCAAGAAGTTGTTGAAAAAATACAGAAAAAACAAATTGAATTAATACAACCAATATTGAAAGGATTTTTAACTTACGATGTAATTTTTAAATACGGAAACCCTGGCAATTTTGATAAAAAATTATTTTATACATTTTCTAATTTACCATTAACAGACCCTTATACGTGGGGTAGTTACACGTCATCAACACCTAATTCATTACCGACTAACGGAGGTTCAGTTACTTTAACAGATTCTCAAACTCAATATCCATTGGAGTGGTCGGCATTGAAAACGTATGTAGGATTTTCCGAAATTCCTGAATTAGTTTATGATAATAACGGGTCTTATATAACTGACTTTTTTGTTGATTTGAATATAGCATTCACTGTTGATAATATAATACAATTTGCAAATATTATAAAAGTTTATGCAACACAAAAATTGAATCAGTTTCAACCTGACCCAATACCACCTGCAGAACCACCTGTAAATGTTCCGTCACAAAGCGTGGCTCTTGCAACATTAAAAGATGGAAGAACTATTAGTGTTATAAAACTTAGTGGGAATGCAAAAAAATACACAATATTAAGAGATTCTACAGGTACAGTCCTATTTGAAGGACTTGAAATTTTCGGGCCACCAACTACTTCATTTTATCAACAAATGGTCGATGAAACTATTATTGATGTGTATGGAGCTTTAGCAACAAGTACAGGAGATTCACAATCTATTGTAAGTTTTGTTTCATCACCAGCACCTACTTATCCACAAGTTCCAAATCCTAACTCAAAAGAGGGGTTAAATAAATTTTATGACACTATGTCAAATTATTTGTTAGGGGTTAATGAGTTTGTGGGTAAAGTTATTAATAATTTGATGCCGAAATTACAAACCTCATTACCTAATGTTAATAGTGTTTCGGAAGGTCAAGTGGACTCTGATTTAGAAGGACCTGCAACTAAAGTCGATTTGTGGGAATCGTTTAAATCTTTAAATGATAAATGGATATCAGGAAACGATTTTAGTACCAAAACATTTTTTGAAGATGTCTTATTGTTAGATAGGGCAAGTAGAAATATTGGTGATAAAGTTTTGGTTGACATTTATAAACTAAAAAATAGATTAACTAATATAAATCCAAAATCTGATATGATGGCAATGGTTGAATCAATTTTGGTTGAGAATCATTTTGTTGTTATGAATATACCATCATATGTTAATTTTTATAATGTACAAGACGCGGTTAAAAATCCTAAACCAAGAGCTGAAGGTAGTTTAGAATTTGCGAATACTTTATTTGGAACTCATATGTCTGTTGACTACCGAGATTCAAGTGCAAAGTTGGTTTGTTTTTATGGAGGTAAACCAAGTGAAATCTTAGATATAAAAAATAATGTTGATTATAGATATCGAAATGATGTATTTGATTTAAGAAGGGCTAGCGATAATCCATTAGTTGAGGATTTAAAAAATAAAAACGATTGGGATAAATCAAATAAAGTTGTTGGATTTAATGTTGATATGGGGCCTCAAAACCAAGGAGTGTTCACCAATTTTGCGGTAAGTCAAGGTAGTGGAGTTGCAACTGCGGAGTCTTTACAGGTATTGAACCAAATGGCGAATCAGGCGGGAAATAGAGGAGGAGCGACACAAAGTCTATCATTATATAACGTATATAAAAATAGAAGTTACAATTGTAATGTTCAGATGTTAGGTAACGCCATGATTCAACCAACCATGTACTTCAATTTAAGATATGTCCCTATGTTTAGTGGTCCTTATATGATTTTGGAGGTTACTCATAATATAGGGCCTGGGGTATTTGAAACCAATTTCACAGGTATAAGACAACCTGTTGCGGCATTACCTAAAATAGACAGTTATCTTCAGTCTTTAAAAAATAATTTATTAAAATCTATAATTGAAAAAAATAAAGAAAAATCTAAAGACAAAACTAAAGATGCCAATGGTAACGTTATATCTCAATCAAATAATGTAACATCTAATGCTAACGGTGGTAAAGAATTTACTCAAACAAATACTTGTAATCCATCGGTATCTCAGTATAGTACGTTTGTACCTATAACACCGACAACTCAAAAGTTGGCTTACAGTATTGTAAAAGGTACTATACAACAATTAGTTTCAGTTGGAGGAGACGATGGTAAACTAAAATACGCGGTATTTGTTGCACTGTACCTTGAATCTGGAAACTCAACAGGGTTTGAAGCATACGAGAATAACTTTGCGGGTATTGATTTGAATCAATATTGGGGAAATCAATCACAATACTTTAATGGAAATCAACAGTTTTTCTGTTTGAAAGGTAGTGATGGTAACACTAAACCTTATGCAGTATTTGATGATTTAACAAATAATATTAAAGTTTTAATTGATAGATGGAGAAGTAAAACAAGTCAAATAACCTCAATAGATGGTAACAGTTTATTTAAATTTTGGTCAATTAATTTTGGTGCTAATACATCACAAGGGAATTCTGTTTATAGTCAATTACAATCCCAACCTGCAACACTATCACAATTAGAAGCTAAAGCACAAAAAGCAATTGATATATGGAAGTCAATGGAACAAATAACCCCTACTCCTACACCAACCCCATCACCAACTCCGTAAGGTTTTTTTAACATACAACGATATTTATATTAAAAATGATATTATGAACACAAAATTAATTTTAGATAACTATTTGGGTAAAAATACCAAAGTTACAGAAAAAGATATGGGTGATGGAACAAAGCAAGTTTGTGACATGGAAACAGGAGACTGTTACACTATAAGAATGAAAGATGGTCTTATTGAAAGAGTTGATAACACCTTACAAAAAAATAAAAAAATTCAAGTTGAAACTACAACTGGAGTTAAACAATTATTAAACGGATAATAAAAAATGAAAGTTGACATAAAAATTATTGAAGAACTTGAAAGATATAGAAAAATAAATAACTATATCACCGAACAAGAAGCCACATTACCTCCTCCACCACCTGCGGGAGATGCGGGAGCATTACCTCCACCACCTGCAGAAGGTGCGGTTCCACCACCACCGCCAGGGGACGCGGGAGCACCACCACCAACAGGTGAAGTACCACCTGTAGGAGAACCTGTTGATACTGCGACAGACCCTGAAGTTGAGAAGGTTGGAGAAACCGATAAAAAAGGAAAAGAAATTGAAGTTACTGACTTGGTAAAATCTCAAAAAAATGTTGAGAAAAAACAAGAAGAATATTTTGATACTTTATTTAACCATTTAAATGATTTAGAAACTAAATTATCTGCGATGGATGAAATCATGAACAAACTAAATGATTTAGAAACTAAAGTTGAAAAATACAGAGTAAAAACACCTGAAGAAAAATTGGAACTACGCAGTTTAGATTCAGGACCTTACAATCAAAAATTAAGTGATTTTTTTGTTGACAAACAAGAAGATATTGAAAAATCAGGAAAAAATGAATATGTTTTAACACAACAAGATGTTGAAAGTTATTCCCCTTCAGATATTAAAAGAAGTTTTAGAGCTTTTGGTGATGAAGAACCTGAAATAGACAACTTTAGAAGATTACAGTAAAATATGGCCTCAATGAGGCCATATTTATTTGACAAACACAAGGCAGACACTTATTATTAGTAAACAATTTAAATCTATATATTATGGCGACAAACAGTTTAGACGCAGTACTAGCACAGTACGAACAAGCAACAAAAGGAGGTTCATCTTCTTCCTCAATGACACAAGATGAAAGAATGAAAAAGTACTTTGCGGCAATCCTCAAAGACAATGAAAAACAAGGTCAAAAACGACTAAGAATCCTTCCAACAAAAGACGGGTCTTCACCATTTAAAGAAGTATGGTTTCATGAAGTACAGGTAGATGGTAAATGGCAAAAATTCTACGACCCAGGAAAAAATGACAATGAACGTTCCCCACTTACAGAAGTTTATGAGGAATTGATGGCTACAGGTAAAGAAAGTGACAAGAAATTGGCGGCTACTTATAAACCTCGTAAATTCTATATTGTTAAAGTTGTCGATAGAGATAACGAACAAGACGGTGTTAAATTTTGGAGATTCAAACACAATTACAAAAACGAGGGTATCTTGGATAAGATTATCCCAATTTGGAGAGCGAAAGGTGACATCACAGACCCTGAAAAAGGACGTGATATCATTTTGGAACTCACTAAGGCAAAAACTCCTACAGGAGCGGTATACACTGTAATTCAAACAGTTATGTATGATGACCCAGCTCCAATTCATGAAGACAAAGAAACTGCGAATACTTGGGTTAATGATGAATTAACATGGGAAGACGTTTATTCTAAAAAACCTGTAGAATATCTTGAAGCAATCGCAAGAGGTGAAACACCTAAATGGGATAGCGAAAAGGGTGGTTATGTTTATAGTAACTCTGAAGAGTCTGAAGTTAGTATAGGTGGTAAAAAAGAAACCTATGTTGACCCACAGGCTAATGATGACGCGGATGACGATATGCCATTCTAAATTCATTTGAACTTGGACACATACTTAGACAAAGTGTCCAAGTTCTATTTTTTTAATCAAAAATTTTAATTTATATGAACAAAGAAAATAAAGTTACACAGAAAATGTACGAAGCTTTATGTAAAAAATATGAAGCGGAAATGGCTGATGCAGAATCTTCTTTACTTGTTTATTTTACTTCACCTGTTGGAATTGGAGAGCATCCACAACATATTGAAGAAATGGATAAATTGGTAGATAAAATTGCGGGGGCTAAAGACAAATTAGAAACTATTAAAGAATTTTATAAATACAATTAATTATGGCAATCAAGAAGAACGACTTTAGTTCTATAAAGAAAAAGTTTTCATCAGACGCAAAATACAAACCACAAAGGTTTTTTGATTTAGGTCCTGATTTTTTGGATGCCGTTGGATTACCAGGACCTGCAATTGGACATTTAAATATGTTCTTAGGTCACTCTGACACAGGAAAAACTACCGCACTAATTAAAACTGCGGTTGATTCACAAAAGAAAGGAATTCTTCCTGTGTTTATCATTACAGAACAAAAATGGTCATTTGAACACTCAAAAATAATGGGGTTTGAATGTGAAGAAGTTGTTGATGAAGAAACAGGTGAATTAACTTGGGACGGGTTTTTCTTATTCAATAACAACTTTGACTATATCGAGCAGATTACTGATTATATAAATAGTTTGTTAGATGCACAAGAAAAAGGTGAATTAGATTATTCACTTTGTATTATGTGGGACTCAGTTGGTTCTGTACCATGTAAAATGACTTACGAAGGTAAAGGAGGTAAACAACACAACGCAAGTACTTTGGCAGATAAGATTGGTATGGGTATTAATCAACGTATTTCAGGTTCACGTAAGGCGGATTCTAAGTATGAAAATACACTTATCATAGTTAACCAACCTTGGGTTGAATTACCTGATAATCCATTTGGACAACCAAAAATTAAAGCTAAAGGTGGTGAAGCAATTTGGTTGAACTCTTCTTTGGTATTTTTATTTGGTAATCAAAAAGGTGCGGGAACAACAAAGATTAGTGCAACAAAAGACAAGAGAACTGTTAAATTTGCTTCAAGAACTAAAATTTCGGTTCTTAAGAATCACATTAACGGACTTGGTTTTGAGGATGGTAAAATAATTGTGACCCCTCATGGGTTTTTACCAGGAAAAGATGCGGCAGAAGAAAAGTCTTCAATTGAAAGATATAAAAGCGAATATGCTGAATATTGGAAAGAGATTATTGGTGTCGACGGAGACTTTGTTTTAAAAACAGAAAAAGAAGAAGTAGAGTAACAAACCGATTTAAACTAATCAAATGATTAAGACGTTACTTGTTGACGGAAACAATCTTCTAAAAATTGGATTTCATGGTGTCAGGGACTTCTTTCATGAAGGAAATCATGTTGGAGGTACTTGGCACTTTTTAAATACTTTAAGACGTTTTATTGAGGAGGAAAACCTTGATAAGGTTGTTGTTTTTTGGGATGGTAACGAAAACTCATTAACACGTAAAATACTTTATCCTCAGTATAAAGAAAAAAGAGTAAGAGAGACAAACGAATTAAAAGAAGATTCCTTCAACTCACAAAAAGAAAGAGTAAAACAATACTTAGAAGAAATGTTTATTAGACAAATAAACATTGAAAATAATGAAGCGGATGATTTAATCGCTTATTACTGTCAAATTGCGGAAAACGAACAAATAACCATTTATTCTGGTGATAGGGATTTAACCCAATTAATTTCTGATAGAGTATCTATCTATTCACCAAATACTAAAAAATTTTATAAAAAAGGTGACAACATTAAGTTGTACGAAATTGAAGTTCCTCACGATAACGTAAAAACATGTAAAATATTAATGGGTGACAAGTCAGATAATATTGACGGAATATATTATTTGGGTGAAAAAACTTTAGTAAAATTATTTCCCGAGTTACTTGACCGACCTGTTAATATAACCGATATTTTACAAAAGGCTAACGAATTGTTTGAAGAAGATAAAAACAATACAGTCTTAAAAAATCTTTTAACAGGTAAAACAAAAACAGGAATTTATGGAGACGAGTTTTTTCAAATCAACGAAAAAATTATAGATTTGTCTAATCCATTAATAACTGAAGAAGGTAGAGAAATAGTTGAGTTATATTATTCGGAAACGTTAGACCCTGATGGTAGAGGACATAGAAACATTATTAGAATGATGATGGAGGACGGTTTCTTCAAATTTTTACCTAAAGGAGATAATAATTGGGTAAATTTTTTAACTCCATTTTTAAAATTAACAAGAAAAGAAAAGAAAAAATTCAAAACAAACAAAAACTAAAATTATGAAAGAACAAGAATCAACAAAGTTGGAATTCCTTATGATGGTTAACGATAATATCATCGTACAAAGATTTTTCAATGTTAGAGACTTTAATCCTGATGCAAAAAACTCTTTAGAATTGTATGAATATCTAAATGAGTTTAAGGAACTATTAGAGTATGATTTGAAGATGAAATCTGTGGATTATATGTTGGCGAATTCCTATGAAATCATGTCCAATCCTGCGGTACTAGATACATCAAATACTGAAGGTCCTGAACACTTTAAAATTTTTATTAAAATAAATGATGTGACAATTTGTCATAGAATGATGGACGCCAAAATATTCCCTCCTAAAATAAGATACACCGTAGACATACGTCCGCACATAAAAACTCTACTTTCGGATTTGACTGACATCTTTTCTTCCAAAAAATTAACATACGAGTACATGGGAATTCCTCTTAAGGCCTAATATTTATAAAAACAATAGAGGAAAAAAATATGGCGACAAACAAAAATTTTGATTATTTAGGTAACACTTTTCAGATTCAATTATTGAATCAAATCATCGTGGACAAAGACTTTTCTAGGTCAATTATCGATGTTATGGACGTGAATTATTTTGATAATAAGTACTTCAAAATAATCACTCAAATGATTAAGGAGTATTATTCAAAATACGAACATACCCCAACGTTCGAAACTTTAGAACAAATAACAAAGTCTGAATTACAACAAGAATTAGCGTCTAAAATAGTTTTAGATACTTTAACTAAAATTAAAGACGCACCAATAGATGGTGGTTCATTTGTTCAAGACAAAGCACTTAAATTTTGTAAACAACAAGAGTTACAAAAAGCAATTACTAAAGCTCAAAAAGTGATTGATGGCGGTGAATTTGAAAACTACGAAACCGTTGAGACTGTTATAAGAGAGGCTTTACAAGTTGGTGAAAGAGAAGACGGAATGTCAGATGTTTTCGCTAATTTAGATGACGTACTGAACGAAGACTTTAGACATCCAATTCCTATGGGAATCCCATCTATTGATAGATTATTGAAAGGTGGATTGGCTAAAGGAGAAATTGGTGTTGTATTAGCTCCAACAGGGGTTGGTAAATCAACATTACTAACAAAAATTTCTAATCACGCGTTTAATTTGGGGTATAATGTACTTCAGATATTTTTTGAAGATAATCCTAAAATTATTCAAAGGAAACATTTTACTCTTTGGACAAAAGTACACCCTGATGATATGTCCAATAAGAAAGAAGAAGTGATGAGAAAAGTACAAGAAGTTAGGGATAATATGGATAACAAACTTGTATTAAAAAAATTACCTTCAGACACAATGACAATGTTACAAATCAAAAATCAAATCAGAAAGATGATTGCTGATGGGATTAAAATTGATATGATACTTTTAGATTACATTGACTGTGTTGTACCTGATAAAAATTTAGGTGATGAATGGAAATCAGAGGGTTCTGTAATGAGGGCTTTTGAAGCGATGTGTCACGAACTAAACTTGGTTGGGTGGACTGCTACTCAAGGTAACAGAAGTTCAATTTCATCTGAAGTGGTAACAACAGACCAAATGGGTGGGTCAATTAAGAAAGCACAAGTTGGTCACGTAATTATATCAGTCGCTAAAACACTACAACAGAAAGAAATGAAATTAGCGACAATTGCGATAACTAAATCAAGAATTGGTGATGATGGAATCGTATTTGAAAATTGTAAGTTTGACAACGGTATGTTGGAAATTGATACTGAATCATCAGTAACGTTCTTAGGTCTTGAAGAACAAAAAGAAGAACAAAACCGACAAAGAGTTAAAGATTTGTTGGAAAAAAGAAAACAAAGAGAACAAAAAAATAATAATTAATTATGGAAAAAATTTTAATAGAAAATCCTGACCGATTTGTAATTTTCCCTATTCAGTATAATGATATATGGGAATATTATAAGATGCACCAGGCGGCGTTTTGGACTGCCGAAGAAGTTGACTTATCTAACGATATTAGAGATTGGGAAAACCTTTCAGATAATGAAAAGTATTTTGTAAAAAATGTACTTTCATTTTTTGCGGCTTCTGACGGTATTGTAAATGAAAATTTAGCTGAGAACTTTTATAGAGAAGTTCAATATCCTGAAGCAAAATTCTTTTATGGGTTTCAGTTGATGATGGAAAATATTCATTCTTTAATGTATTCATTGTTAATTGATACATACGTATCTAATCCACAAGAAAAGGACGATTGTTTCCACGCTATAGACAGATTACCTGCGGTACAGAAAAAGGCTAAATGGGCATTAGAATGGATTAGTAATGCGTCTTTCCAAGAAAGATTAGTAGCTTTTGCTGCGGTTGAGGGAATATTTTTTTCAGGGTCTTTCTGTTCAATCTTTTGGTTAAAATCAAGAGGTATCATGCAAGGTTTATGTAATGCAAATGCTCTTATTTTTAAAGATGAAAATCTTCACTGTGATTTCGCAATTCACTTGTTAAACAATCACATCGAAAACAAACCAAGTGAAAAAAGAATTAAGGAAATCTTATTATCTGCTTTAGAAATTGAAAAAGAATTCATTACTGAATCTCTACCTGTTTCTTTAATTGGTATGAATCAAAACCTTATGAAACAGTATTTGGAATTTGTAGTTGATGGACTTTTAGTTAAAATGGGATGTAAGAAACATTTTAATGTTGAACAACCTTTTAAATTCATGGAACAAATTGCGGTAGAAACTAAAGGTAATTTCTTCGAATCAAGAACCGTTGAGTATCAAAAAGCAAAACTTAACGAAACACTATCATTTACTGACGATTTTTAATTTATAAACTATGATGTCACTAAGAATAAAAAAACGTAGTGGGGATGATGCGTCATTTAACCCACAAAAAATTTATAACAGAATTAAAAGAGCTTCTAAAGGATTAAATGTAAATTCTGACGAAATCTTTATTAAGGTTATTACTTCAGTACCTACTGAAGGGATAATCACAACAAAAGAATTGGATAAATTAATCTATGAGATTGCTGCAGCATACACAGGTAGTCACCACGACTATTCTCGTTTAGCGTCTTCAGTTGCAATTTCATCTTATCACAAAGAAACTAATCCGAGTTTTAGTGAAACCATGAGTGAACTACACTCAAACGGTATCATTAATGATGATATGATGAATTTAATTAATTCCTATGGTAAAGATAAAATAGATGAGGTGATAAACCACGACAATGATTATAACTTTGATTATTTCGCTTGGAGGTCATTATCTGAAATGTATTTATTGAAATTACCTAGTGGTAAAGTGATTGAGAGACCACAACACATGTATATGAGAGTCTCAATATGGGTTACAAAATCATTCGAAGAGGCGGTAGAGTACTACAAGTCACTATCATCTCAAAGGATTTCCCCTGCAACACCAATAATGATAAACGCAGGAACAAAAGTACCTCAATTAGCTTCTTGTGTATTACACTACAATGATGAAGATTCTCGAGAAGGCCTTTTAAATACTATGAATGATATATCAACTTATTCATCTGACGCTGCTGGAATTGGACTTTGTATGTCAAATCAAAGAAGTAAAGAAAGTCGTATTAACAGTTCAGGTGGATATGCTGGAGGTCTTTTAAAATATCTAAAAATTGTAAACGAATCCCTTAGATTTTTTAATCAACAAGGACGTAGACCAGGTTCTGCAGCAATTTATTTAGAACCTTGGCACAAAGATATCTTTGATTTATTAGATATTAAGAAAAATACAGGAGCTGAAGAATTAAGAGCTCGTGATTTATTTACTGCTCTTTGGATACCTGATAACTTTATGAAGGCGGTAAAGAACAATGAAGATTGGTATCTTTTCTGTCCTAACGATATTAAAAGAGCGGGTATAAAACCACTACAAGAAAGTTACGGGACTGAGTATGAGGAAAATTATCAATTAGCGGTAAACATGGGTCTTGGTAAAAAAGTAAGAGCTCAAGAAATTTGGAATAAAATTATTGAATCACAGATTGAAACAGGTGTACCATACCTATGTTCCAAAGACAATGCAAATAATAAAACTAACCACCAAAATATTGGAGTTATTAAACAATCTAATTTGTGTAATGAGATATATCAATATACAGATGAGACAACAACTGCAATTTGTACACTATCATCAATGGTGTTAAAGAATTATGTTAAAGATGGTGAGTTTGACCACAATCTTTTATACAAAGAAACTAGAAAAGTTGTTAGAGCTTTAAATAAAGTAGTGGATATTAATAACTACTCAACCAAAAAAGGTAAAAAAGGTGGTTTGGAACAACGAGCAATTGCAATCGGAACTCAAGGACTTGCGGACGTTTTTTATTTAATGGATTATGTCTTTACCTCAGATGAAGCTAAAAAACTAAACAGAGAAATTTTTGAGACAATTTATTTTGCAGCAATTACTGAAAGTAATGAATTATGTGCAATAGGTGAATATAAACCTTACTCATATTTTGAAGGGTCACCAATGTCAAAAGGGGTATTCCAATTTGATATGTGGGGTTTGACTGAGAGAGATTTATCAGGAAGATGGAACTGGGAATTGTTGAAACTTAAAGTTCAGGAACATGGAGTTTGTAACTCATTATTTACCGCACAGATGCCTGTAGCGTCTTCGGCTAAAATTACAGGTTCATACGAAATGACTGAACCAGCACATTCGGCAATATTCAATAGACGAGTTGTTGGAGGTGAAATTATGATTGTGAACAAATACTTGATTAATGATTTTGAGAAGATTGGTATTTGGGGCGAAGACTTAAAAAATGAGATTATTTTTAACGAAGGTTCTGTACAAAACATTAATTTCAACAACTATTTAGATTTGGAGGATAAAAAATACAATTCTAAAGTTAAACGAATTGAACACTTAATCCAAAAGTATAAAACTATTTGGGAAATTTCACAGAAAGAATTAATCACAATGTCGGCTGATAGAGCACCGTTTATTGACCAATCACAGTCAATGAACATATACATGGCGAATCCTACATTATCCAAAATTTCTTCCTCACATTTTTACAGTTGGGAAAGAGGTCTTAAGACTCTGTGTTATTATGTAAGAACTAAGGCAATTTCAACAGGGGCAAAACACTTGGCGGTTGACATTTCTAAAATTGAAAAACCCAAGACAACTCCTGAACCACCTAAAGTTGATTTTAGTCAAATGAACTTACCACCAAAACCTGAAAATAGTCAGTTTGATTGTTTTGGATGTTCATCTTAATCACGACACTTATCCCGACACTATGTCGGGATTTTTATTTTTTATGTATTTATAAGAAATAATCTCGACATATATTTATTAGATATGGCAGAAGGTAAAACATATGGTATAAATTTCCCATTTCAAGACTCCTCGAAAGGTAATTATTTAAGTCTTTCTGAAGATAGAGATGCTGAAATTAGAAGTAATCTTGTACACTTACTTTTAACAAGGAAAGGGACTAGATATTATTTACCTGACTTTGGTACTCGTTTATATGAATTTATTTTTGAACCAATGGACGGACCAACATTTTCAGATATTGAAGCTGAAATTAGGGATTCTGTATCTGAGTACATGCCAGGGATTACAATTCAAAATATAAGTGTTAAACCCGCATCTGAAGGTGAAGAAAATAAAGGGTCTTATATTGAAGATGATAAAAGAGTTTACAAAGTTCCTGGTATTGGAGAAATGGAACATACCGCAAAAATAAAAATAGATTATATTATCACTGACTCAGCATTTAATGAAAGTGATTTTGTGATTATCAATATTTAATAATATATGGCTAATAAAAAAATATCATATACCACAAGGGATTTTCAGTCTATTAGAACTGAACTTGTTAATTTTACAAGAACTTACTATCCTGAATTAATTGATAATTTTAATGATGCTTCCGTTTTTTCCGCATTGTTGGATTTAAATGCTGCGGTTACCGATAACTTACAATTTAATATTGATAGGAGTATTCAGGAAACTGTACTTCAGTATGCTCAACAAAGGTCATCTATTTTTAATATCGCAAGAACTTACGGATTAAAAATTCCTGGACAAAGACCATCTGTAGCTCTTGTTGATTTTTCAATAACAGTACCCGCTTTTGGAGATAAAGAAGATTTAAGATATTGTGGTATCTTAAGGAGAGGTTCTCAAGTAAACGGAGCAGGACAAGTTTTTGAAACCGTTTATGATATAGATTTTGCATCGGCAATTAACGCTGAAGGATTCCCGAATAGGTTAAAAATACCAAATTTTGATGCAAATAACAAACTATTAAATTACACCATAGTTAAACGAGAAACTGTAGTTAATGGTATCACTAAAGTATTCAAACGAGTTATTACACCAAACGATGTAAGACCTTTTTTCGAATTGTTTTTACCTGAAAAAAATGTATTAGGAGTGACAAGCGTACTCTTAAAAGACGGTACTCAATATTCAAACGTACCATCTGCACAAGAATTCTTAGGTTTAGATAATAGATGGTATGAAGTTAAAGCATTAATTGAAGATAGAGTATTTGTTGAAGACCCAACTAAAGTATCTGACAACCCTGGAATCAAAGTTGGTAGATATGTACAAACAAATACTAAATTTATAACTGAGTTTACTCCCGAAGGATTTTTAAAGATGACTTTTGGTGGAGGTACTCAATCTGCTGACGAACAATTAAGAGAATTTGCGAGAAACGGATATCAATTAGACCTTTATAAGTACTCAAACAACTTTGCTTTGGGTAGTACTTTAAAAGGGAACTCAACATTATTTGTTCAGTATAGAATTGGAGGAGGAACTGCGAGTAATTTAGGTGTTAATGTTATCACACAAATTGGTAATATATCCTTCTTTGTTAACGGACCTTCAGAATCTATTAATACAAGTGTTGTTAACTCATTATCATGTACCAACGTAACTGCAGCGATTGGAGGTGCTCCATCACCAACAACAGAAGAAGTAAGAAACTTAGTAGCATTTAACTTTGCCGCACAAAACAGAGCGGTAACTATAAATGATTATGACTCAATTATAAGAACAATGCCATCCCAATTTGGGGCACCTGCAAAAGTTGCAATTACTGAAGAAAACAATAAAATCATTATTAAAATGTTGGCGTATGACGAATCAGGGAGTTTAACCGAAATCGTCTCAAACACCTTGAAAAATAATGTTGCTAACTATCTCTCAAACTATAGAATGATTAATGATTATATTTCGATTCAAAGTGCGAATGTAATTGATTTAGGTATCAATATTGATGTGGTATTAGATAATAGTCAAAATCAAGGAACTGTTATTTCTCAAATAGTGAATGTTATCACAGAATACATGAGTCCATCTAATCGACAAATGGGGCAAAACGTTTATGTATCTGAAATAAGACGTTTAGTACAAAGTGAAAATGGTGTTATTTCTGTTGCAGATATTCAAGTATTCAACAAAATCGGAGGTCAATATTCTTCATCACAAACATCGCAAAGATATGCGAATGAGGATACAAAACAAATTGAATTAATTGACGATACAATTTTTGCAGAACCAAGTCAAACGTATCAATTAAGATTCCCAAGCAAAGATGTTATTGTTAGAGTTAAAAATCTTAAGACTGTTAATTTCTCTTGATAATTTATTTTATAAAAAAGTGATTTATCTTTTTGAAAATAGAGCATAAACTATTTATCAAAAAAAGATAAAGAATGTCGAATTCATATAGAATAAGAACACAAGTAGGTGTTGATAAATCATTAAAAGTACTTTTAGACCAAGACTTTGAATTTTTAGAGATATTGTCTTTAAAAATATTACAGAGTCAAATTTATACAAGACCATGTTCTGATTATGGTGTTGTAATTGGTAGAGTAACCGCTAATGACGGATTTGGTATTCCTAACGCCAAAGTTTCAATTTTTATACCCTTAACTTCCGAAGATGAAACAAATCCAATCATCGCGGATTTATATCCTTATAAAAACTTAACAGAATTAAATGAAGACGGGTATAGATATAACTTATTACCTTATGTAAAACAACATAGTGGACACAACCCAACAGGAACATTTTTTGACAGAGAAGATGTTTTAACTAACCCAACACTAATAGAAGTTTTTGACAAATATTATCGTTACACCGCAAGAACAAATGATAGTGGTGACTATATGATATTTGGAGTACCAATTGGTGCTCAAACAATACACGTTGATGTTGACTTGTCCGACATCGGTGAATTTTCTCTATCACCACAAGATTTAGTTAGAATGGGTGTTGCGACACCAGCTCAAGTTGCGGGTACTAACTTTAAAAGTTCAAACAATCTTAATGAGTTACCTCAAATTGTAACAATTAATAGGACTATTGAAGTTGAACCTTTATGGGGTCAACCTGAAATTTGTAATATAGGTATCACAAGAACTGATTTTGATTTAACTGCAGAAGCCAATATTACTATAACACCTACCGCCATTTTTATGGGGTCATTAATTTCATCAAATGATGACCAATACCAAAAAAGAAGTTGTAAACCAAAGTTAAAACAAGGTAATCTATGTAATTTAGTTGCAGGACCTGGTGAAATTTTGGCGATAAGACAAACAATACAACAGGATATAAATGGTAGACCTGTACTTGAAGTATATGATTTAGAACAAGGTGGTCAAGTTATTGATGAAAATGGTGCTTGGATGATTGATGTACCAATGAACTTAGATTACGTAGTAACTAATGAATTTGGAGAAAGAGTCATATCTAATGACCCATCAAAAGGAATTCCAACTAAAGGTAAATATCGATTTAAAGTTAAGTGGAATCAAGAACCGACCTTAAATGAGGCAATAAAAAGAGGTTATTTTTTAGTTCCAAATATTAAAGAGTATGGGTGGACTCAAGGTAGTGGAACTGACCCATTACAAAATACAATACCCGATACAATTTATGCTATTAAATCTTACACTTTTAGTTTAGATTGGGACGACTATGGGGATACCACCCCTTTAGGGTTACAAATGATTCAAGAAGCGATTGACTGTGAGGATAGATTTTATCCTATGGTTTATAATAAAGTTTATACCGTTTCACAGTTGATTGACCAATATAGGAAAGGATATCTTCCTAACAGAATGGTGTCATTAAAAAATAATCTTGACGATGCTTGTGAAAGTGAAAATGTTAAGTTTCCTAACAATGATGCTATACTAAGGTTTGATTTGATATATCTACTTTTTGTCATAATGATATTCCTATTCAAACCGATTTTATATGTTTTACTAATCGTTGTTCACATATTAGCCTTCTTATTGAAGTATATTTTAGGTCCTATATTAGCAGTTGTTGTTGCTATTATAGTTACGGTAATTTTGATAATTTGTTATATCGTACAAGGGTTATGTTTTGGTTGTTTGGGTAGTAAGTGTGAAGAATTAATTGATATGTACGATTACGTACAAACTATGTTAGATTTGTATAAGTATTTTACTAATTTGGCAATTCCAAACTTATCATATTCTGACTGTGAACTTTGTGATTGTAAACAAGGTGGAAGTCCTGACCCTGGGGTTTCAGACCCATCAGGTAGTGGTTTAGATTCCGAAACTTTAATCCAAGATAGTGGTTTATACGCGGTATTATCTAAGTATGGATTCAATGGAGAGTATATTCAGAGTCTTAATACTACTACTTTTTCATATCCATTGGTCATCTCAAATTTATTTGCAGGACAACCAATTGATACTGGAAGCCCAAGTTCTACTAATTCAGTTCCTCAACTTTTAGAATATGATACAGGTTCAGGAAATTATATATTCACTAACAGTTTAACAATTCCTGAAAGATTAAATTTGTTTAATAATAAAGCGAAGTATTTTGATGCGAATTCAAATAATCCTGGTGGAGGGGTAAATAAAATACGAGTTACATTTGAGTCTAACGTTAACATTGCTCCAACGTCACCTACTCCATTACCATCAGATAAATGGCATTTAGATAACGTAATTGCACTTTCAGTAGTCCCATCCCAGCTTCCTAAGTTTACACAGGGTAAAATTATAACTTTTCAGAATCCTGAATTAAGTCAAGATTTAAACTTAACAGGTTTTACAAGTTGGAATCAATTTGGTACATCGTCCATGACAGGTACCTCAATAAACATAGGACCTACCCCAATACAAATTAGTTATGCGGACCCAACAGGTGTCGGAACAATAAGTCCTTCACATTCTAATTACATAATTACTCAAGACGTTGATGATGCTACGTACCATAAATTTGGTATGGACATGGAATATTTCCAAGTTATAACTGCAATGACATATAGTTCATTTTCGTCAGATTCTAACCTCTCAAATGCAAACTCACTTTTGAATAGAATCCTCAATAACACCATGTTATATAATGTTGTTGATAGTAGTGGATGTTGGTTACAAGCACCAAGTACAACAAATCCTATGTCCTACTTCAATGACTCTGGAAACCAAGGAATTGTATTTTTAGTTAGAGGGGTTGACCCTAATACGTCAAGAAGACAACATACATATGACTTAAGTATTTTATTTGGATATAATTTTTATCACAACTCAGGACAATTTGTTGTAACAGGGGATTATAAAATGAATTATCCGATTCAAGGGAGTTATAAATCAGTGTCTCATACAAACATGGTTGCCGACACTACAGTTACAGATACGTCAAACTCTACAGGTTTAAATCTATATTATGATTCATTTCATTTCCAACCATCAGTTGGAGGTACGGGAGCAACCTTTACCGCTTTCACATCTACTTTACCAAGTTATTATTCAAGTTTAGATGGAACAACTTCAACATTCAATCCTGGAGGAGCGCCAGGAAACTTAGGGTTACCATGTAATTTTAGTGGTACTTATGGAGCTAGAGTGAAAAATTTCTTGTCACCTTATAACGGTTTTACAATTCAGTACACTAATTTGGTAACGACAATACCATGTAATTTCTACTCACCCGTTCAAAACACGTCTACAGATACTAGAGGTTATTTTGTTAATGAGATTGTTGAAGGTGGTTCTGTGTTCTTACAAAACAGTTCGATTCCATTTGGAGGACCTATTACACAAACAGGTTATTTATACGCACCTAGTTACACTGTAACACCATTTACATTTAACAATAACGTAACAGTGACTAACAATCAAATTGTTATGAGGTCTGATAGATTACCTACCTCAACGACCACAACTAATCTACTAAACAATAGTCTTGCTTTACATGGTAATCCTAATTTTAGTGTATATTATTTAGAAGATGACGGAACATCTCAAAACGAACCACAATCTTCTAATACCCCTACTGCAGGAGACCCTCAAGAAGGATTGGAGAACAATCAAGATTTACCTGACCCTAATAACGTGTTAAACACATTCAACTGTGGTAACATGATTCCTTTAGAATGTTATTACTCACTACCTAATGGTGAAGTATCATACTTTTCAAGACCAGCTTCATGTTACGAAAATGGTGTTGAAGGAAGGTCTATTTTTGAAAATGGATGTTATATTTTGGTATCATCTATTTTGGGTACTTTGGTTAATGGAAAAGACTTTAAGTTGTTAACCGAGTGGTCATCAAGGATACAAATAACGTTTGCGGCATGTAGAAATGTATGGTCTCACGTCTTTACTAATAGTTGGATAAATGGAACGTTATACGCATTTTCATTTAAAAATGATAGATTTTTCACAAGTCCAACCTCACCAAATCCTAATCAACCATATTCTGTTTATTGTAGAGACACGGTATACCTACATCCAACAAATAATTTCTACTATAGAAGTAGTCCTTATGATGGTACTAATTTTATTGGTTCAGACCCGCCTTCAGGAGTGTTTGGTAATTACGGTGGAAACAATAGGAATTTAAAATATCCGACAACTATAATGGATTTAGGGCCTAGGTCTTTCTATTTACAAGAACTAATTATGTCTGATGATTATGATGGATACGTAGTTAACAGATTAAATGAAACTTCTTTTACTGACGTTGAAGACATTTTGAATCTTTTCATTTTGAATCGACTTACAAATACTAAATTTTTGGAATCACTTTTCGGAGGTGGTGGTGCTAATGTTCTAACCTACTTTGACCAAAGAAGTAAAAACTTTGTTGATGGTGATTATGCGCAGATGATATCTATAAGTTCACTATCCTTCAGTACCTACCCAAGACCCAATTTATTTCGGAAACGCTAATGATGAGGATGTTGTTTTTGGTATATTTTACTCTTCTGATACTCAGTTAAGAGATTTTATAACCCCAAAAAGAACTATTATTTCACCAACCGCAACTGTAACAGACCCATGTGCGTTTAATTATTTCAGAGTATTTTCGCAAACAGTTCCGTTTTATCAGTGGGATATTAAACAAAATCCTGGCCAAAACAGTATTTTTGGGTCTCAATCAAATGATTGGTATACGTCTCCGTTAGGGTCGTCGTTTTTACAAAACAGATATCAGTCAATGGATAGGTTACAACCAACATCAAGATATTTTAGAACGAATGGTAGTACTCAGACACAATACTTTAAAGGATACATATACTCAGTAGACCCAATAACTAATGATTTGTCATGGTCTCCTTCTACTCAAGACCCAAATGCCGCTCCATTTAGTCCATCTGATAGAATAATTACCGTTGGAGCACCTTTCCATTTCTATTTTGGACTTAAAAAAGGTAAAACTGCATTTGATAGGTTTGCTAAACAATGGATAAAATTTGATACAATAACTGACTAAGATGGGTAATAGAATTGATACAAGAGTTGTTTTAGGTTCGTTAAGATATAAATCCGCTCCAGACACTAATTTATTTTTTCAAGTTCCTTTAATTCAAAATACTAAAGAAATAACTGAATTTGATAGAAGTATAGATGTTGGCTTAGAGCAAGTTTACGATAACGAAAGACAAAACTCTGACATTTTTAGACCAATAGGTAAATTTGCAATGTTATTTAATAATTCTTACAGTGGACAAACTAATTACCCACCATTTGAAAATAATTTATATTATTTGAATTCTGACGCTGCGGCAAACGCCCAATGTCTAAACGGAGCAACGGCAGTGTCATGGACAGGTTTACCACAGTACAACGAATTCGATTTTATAAGAAATGACTTTAACGTTCCTGGATATACACAACCACCAAATAATCATTTGACGTTTATTCCAAAAAGTGCATCAAGTTACAATTGGAATTTCTATGCAAGTTACGCATTTGAAAATGACTTTACTAAAGAAATGTATTATTTGGATAAAAAAACTAACATAACCTTAAATTGGATTGCTGGCGATGGCATACCTTTTATAATCGAACAAAGTAATCCTAATGGTTTAGGTATTATTTCCTTTAGATGTCCAGTTAAACATGGATTGTCTATTGGTGAATATGTTAAATTAAGTTTTTCATATAATGGAACTGATATCTTTATTGTCGATTCTTTAGGAACTGAGGTTGCGGGAAGTGATGAGTACACGTTCAACATAATAAATGTTGGTTATGTTGGCTCAACATTCAATGTTAACACCACAGGAACTTTCAAGAGAGTTATTTTGGCCGATAACGAATCTGATACAACTTCAAAATATTATGTTAGAAGACATAAAATACTAACAAATCCTGAAGAAGCGGTTATGGTTAAAGCGGGTTTTGAAGAGAATATTTTTGGTATTAGTAAAAAATATGAAAGTAGTGGATTTACCCCTAATCAAACTGCGAGAGTTTCAATTAAAGAGGGTGCTCAATCTTACACACTTTCTTTTAGTAGAGATATTTTAATCAATCCTTTACTCGATAATCAACAAAGACCAATAAGTGAATTATTTTTTACTGTAATTTGGAGAGGTTATTTTGGTTGGACTTTTGGATTGCAAAATGGTAGTGGAGGATATGAGGGATTGAAACAAGGGTGGGAGTTTAATTTAACACCTAATCCTATAACAAACCAACCAACAGTATGGTGGTCAAATACTAACTCAAATGCTGACGTTGGAATACCTATGAGTACTTACACCACTTCACAAGGTGCTGGTTTAGGGCCTGGTGGAACAAGTTTAGTATTCACCTATGTGGATTCTTTAGTAATTGACGACACATTGGATGGTGATTATTGTGAGTGGAATGATTATGAACAGAAAGAAAGAGTAATTTCAGAGATATATCACAAATTTACTTTTAACCCATTTGCTTTCAATATAGGGTCTTCAAATAACGCAAATCAAAAAGGATATTATTATAAACCACATCATTTAGTTACAACTAGAGTTTATTCTGATTATATTGAAGACGGAGATGTGAAAAATGTAGTTGGAATTCCTAATTATTCATATTTCTCAACAACTAAAAATTTATTTGTTTGGAGAGATTTGTATCCTTATGGATTTATTGATACTAATGGATTGGGCGTAAACTATCCATTTTTAAACGGTGCTCATTATCCTTATGGAGATTATATTTTTAGAATAATTTCAGAAGGAACTAATTATAATGATAACAACATAATCGCAGAACCAACAATTGACCCTTGTGAGTAATAAGTATTTAATAGTAAGACCGACAGAGAATCAGACTATAACAATTCCTATTGAAATGAATTGGGATTTTTATGGTAGAACTGATAGTATTGAACTTTATGAAGATGAAGTTTTGAAAGATATTATTGGTGTTGCGGAGGATTTTGAAGTATTGAGATTTGCTCACAAAGATTACGGTGTAAATGAAAAAACAGTTATTAATTATGATTTTTATTTTTATAACTCTTCATTACCTGTAACTGCATCAACCTCATCAAGTGACTGGGTTAATAGTTATTTATTCCCTAACGCCACACCATCAGGGTTTAGTGCGACTCAAGTTTATTATTATGAAAAACCTTTCACTAAATCATTTTTTAAGTTAGACTTTTATGACACACCTGATAGCCAAAGTCAGATAAATTATTTTACAATAATAATTCCCGTACAACAAGGAGGTACCGAACCAGCAACTGTTTCACCTTTATTACCTATCGTACAAATAAGGAAACCTTCTTATTTTTTGGATTATGTAGGGGACAAAGAAGGATTTTTTATTTATTGGTTAAAGAATTTTGATTACTTGAAACTTTCGACCTTTTATATGACCGCCAAATTTTTTGATGGAAGATTAGGTGTCTTTGTTAAAATGATGAATGAACCACAATCAAGTTTACCAAACAAATTTCTATTTGATGGTACTAGATATTTTTATTACAAAGTCGAGTTGGATTATACAACAAAAACGTATCAAATTTTTGATTATTTGAATAATAGAACAGGGAATGGAAATCCCATAAAATGGTATGAATATATTAATCCATAATGGATAGTAGATGGTATTACATAAAAATATCTCCTGAAGTAATCCGCAACGATTTATTTGTTGTTGATTATAATCAAGGAAATCAATCATTGTTTCCCGATGAATTCTGTTGTAATGAAACTACAACAACTACAACTGTGCCTGTAACAGGGTATACGTATGTTTACTCCTCAATGACTGATATACTTTCAGGAGGAACAAACGGAAACTCATTATTAACAGGACTAACAGTTCCAATTTTTTTAACCGAAACTACTGTAGATATTGGTTATTATTCTGTTTTTGATGGATTTGTTTTACAAAAAGACACTATGACGAATTTCCTATTTTCAGGAGACCCGTTTAATAGTTACATAGTTCATTTTTACAATACTTCTGAGTTAGAATTAAAAAAATACTTAGCCTTTTCAACCTACAGTATTGATTGGGGAGACGGGACAATTGAGTCTGTCCCAAACACCGCGCCAACGTCCTATTCACATACATATATTCAAGATGGGACTTACACTATTACAATGTCAGGAGCAAGTCCATGGGGATTAAATGTAATACAAAAAGAAATCCAAATACCTGTAACATTATTACCAATACCAAACCCAAATGGAACTGCTTATTTTATTCCTTTAGGGGGAAGTTGGTCAGGTACACCTTTAATGTATGATTATTTGTTTACAGGAGATTCTTTTTGTGATGTAAACTTACAATCAAGTTTCAATTACACAACCGTACCTTTCTTAGTCACAGGTTATACAAATTCTTATGTGACTGACTTAGAACAATGGGGTAGTAAGTTTGACCCAACAAGGTTTGCGGGAAAATATAAAGTAGGGGTTCAAGTGACAGGAACGTCACAATCTGTGGGAACTTTTTGGGGACCGTCAATAGATGGTTTATATACCGCTTACACAATAAACGATATAGATTATTACGACTATAATGACGGAACTACTTTATTTATGGTTCAGTCATCAGGTTTTACCCCTGATTGGTTGGTATGTTCTGCAATAACAAAAAATGAGGTATTACTTAACGTAATTGATGAGGCAGAAATACAATCTAATGTATTTATAGAAAGAGGAAAGAATTCGGCATTTGAGAGAGTTCAGAGACTAGGAGAAGTCGATAATGTTGGAGACCTTGAAAAGTATGGATACAAATTTTTTAACATAATTAATATTATATAATATGGCAACAGGAACATATGGAACAATAAGACCCGCTGATGTATCTCCAGAAGATGTGGAGATAATTTTGAATTATACACCAACTAGAGATGAAACAGAAAATTTTGTATTAACAAAGTTAGATGCTAAATCTATTTTAAGACCTTATTTTAATAATGGTGAAACAGGTGGTAATCCTAATATAGAAATATTGGGTGGGTTATATAACCTCACATTACCATCAGACCAATTTAATCGTTTAGGAATTTATACATTATATATTAGACCAGCTCAAATCAGAACTAAAATTTTGGATTGTGGAGTTTTGTCTGCATTACCTAACGTTAGAGGAATTGTTGTTGATATATCGCAAGTTCCTTCTGAATATAGAAACAAATTTGTCAATCAAGGATTGGTTGGATTTAGAATAGAATATTTGAATTCTGACGGTACAAAAATACCTAACTTTTTCAGAATCATAACTTCTTCTTTTTTCTGTGAACCTGTAGTACAAAATCTTACAAATACTTCTCAGAAAGCGATTAGATATAGGTATACTGATAATAATACTAATATTGTATTTTGCACTTTAACACCTTCATCAGCACCAACAAACAAACCAAATGCAATTCCATATATTGGACAACCCGACCAGGACATAATAATTTCTAATACTTTTTTCAACCCAATAACTTTAGACATTGAAGTTGCGGAACACGACTTCTCTACATTGGCGATTGCATTGTTTGGTAATCAAACTAAATCTATGGATGACGGAATCTACACATTATATGATTCTGATAACAATATCTATAGACAATACAATCTATACGAAATTAGAGACCAATTTAATGAGCTTCTATATGAGGTTAGAGAAGATAGAGGTGATAATATTGATTTTAGTAAAAACTTTACAAACATAACACAATAATGGCGGTAGTTAAATATACATGTCCACCACAAACCGCTTCAGGTGAAGGGACTTTTTCAGATAACTTAGTTGGTTTACAATTAGTTGCTGGAGGAGGACTTACGCAAGGTAATTTTGAGTTCATTAGTTCTGCTAATGAAAAGGTGAACAGAACATTTACCACAGGAACTTTTTCAAACCCTATTAGTTTAGAATCAATGGGGATTGATAGTATTAATCAATCTAAAGCGATAGTTGAAAATAATTTTAAAGTTTATCCAAATTATGATTTAAGTCAAATTACTAATTTTACTCAGTACGGTTCTTTAGTTAAAAGATTATCAGAATCTATCACTACAATTATTAGTTATTTCCCTGGCGGTTTAGAATCTACTTATTTAGGTTTAGATTATACAACAGGACCTACCGCTGAAAATATTATTTATAACCAACAAAATAATGAAACATCATTTGAGTTAAATATTAGTAGATTAAGAAACCCATTTGATGTTGATTTCACAGTAAATTCAACCAGAAATTTATCTCTAAAAGAAATCCAAGTTTCTCCATTAAGGGATATGACGGTTAATTTTGCCAAGTACTCTTTATATCTATTTGGTACAGGATACACCGTTACAGGTTTAATACCAACAAGTAGTAACTCAAGTGGAACTCTAAAGATATATGTCCAAGGAAATCCATTCTCAGGACAAAGTCTTTTTAACGAGTCGTTTGTCATTCGACCAAATGATTTTGAGGTTAACAAAGTCTTTAATGAAGAATTTGACCAAGTTGAGAATTTTCTTTTAAATAGAAATGTAATTCCTGTTTATACTTGTACTTTTAAAGTTCCTCGAGAAGCTGAAGACGGTTCATATTATGTTGAAAATTTACAAATTACATGGCCAAAGAGCGGTGAATGGAATATTGATATTATTACCCAATCATTCGCAAATTACATCACAACATTAAATAATGTTGCAGAATCTTACGATGAATATAAAACAAACTTAGTTTCTAGATTTTTAACAACAGGTGCATTTAAAGAGTTTGATACCGTTGGTCAAAAAACTGAAAAGGTTTTACAACTTTATGGTAGAAGTTTTGATGAAACTTTGAAATTTATAACCGCACTTTCTTTTATGAATTCGGTTAATTACAATGTCGGTAATGATATACCATCACAATTATTAAAAAATTTAGCCCAAACTTTAGGATGGGCAACTAATGTATCACCAATCTCTAACGAACAATTTTTAACTTCTGTTTTTGGTGAAAAAAATTATAGTAAATCTGTTTATCCTGGTGTATCTAAACAAACCACACCTGATGAATTAAATTATCAGTTCTATAGAAACTTAATTCTTAATTCCGCATTTTTATTTAAGTCTAAAGGTACAAGAAAATCAATTGAGGTTTTATTAAGATTGATAGGGGCTCCAGAAGCTTTAGTTGAATTTAATGAATATGTTTATGTTGCTGACCAAGCAATAAACCTATCTCAATTTAATTCACAGTTTGTACAAATATCAGGAGGAACATATGTTGAACAAATACCAATTTTAGAAACGACAAATTTGTTTTCAATATTTGGACAACAATACACAGGATTCACAACAACAAGTGATTTCCAAGATGTTAATATAACTATTGACGAATATCCTATGGATAATTTAGGATATCCTAGTGCACCACCTGATAGTGAGGATTTCTTTTTCCAAAAAGGTAGTGGATGGTTTGAACAAACACCACAACATAGAGCCCCTGAAGAGGTAGATATAACCAATAGTGTGTTTGTGGGAAATAACCCCAACTTCCAAACAACTTTGATACCATACACCTACGGACAAATATATTTAAATAGATTTAGAAAATTCCCATTCATGAGTTTGGGATATCATCTAACTCCTACTATAGATAATAATAAAAGTTGGGTTGATAATGAAGTAGGTCTAAGAAGTAATTTAGACAGTTCATTTACCGCAAGATACATTGTAGAGAATGATAAATTAGTTCTTAATGTTAAAAACGTTGATTTGTTTATGAATCCTGCTCAAGGTTTAGTCTATGATGTTTGGTTCATGTCAAGACAATTCAATTACCCAATACCAAATGAAGGTTTGAATTACGTACCCCCAACATATTGTAATCCTGACCCATATTCACCATATCCAAGAAGAGGAGGGGTGGATTGGACTGAAATTAACCCACAACCAAAAAGAAAAACATTCTTTGAGTTCGCCCAAAGTTTTTGGAAGAACATGATTAATGTTAGAAACAGACAGTTTTCATCTAATGGTAAAACAGGTGGATACCCTACCTTAGAGTCAATATATTGGAAATATTTGGAATCAGGTCAAGCAATAAATGTACCTAACAACAATTTCACATATCGAACAATGATGGATTATGTGAATGGTATAGGAGATTATTGGATAAGATTAGTTGAACAAATGATTCCTGCAACTACAATTTGGAACACAGGGACAAAATTGGAAAACTCGGCTTTCCACAGACAAAAGTTTGTGTGGAGAAGACAAGAAGGATGTAAATTAATACCTATACCATGTAAACCATGTTCATTAGTAACCAATTTATTTACTTATGATTGTCCTATTGAGGCGGTAGAATGCCCTATTTATCCTTGGGCAACTAATCCGCAAATTCAAGGAATGACAGGAGTTTTAGGTGTATTGTTAACTCAATATTTAACCTCTAACGGTTATGCACTAAATGATTGTCTATTAGATGGATTACAGACAGAATGGTTCGTTGATTTATCTGTTGATGGAATTAGCGTTGTTAAAAATTCTTTTTATGATGGTATTGGATACTCTACGCCAGGATTCAGTACTCCGAGTATTGACGATTATTACGATGCTTTAATTATTTCATTAGATGATTTAAAAAATTATGGATATAACTATTATTTAACTGATAGTGAAACCGTAGTTATTTATAATGAGGTATGTTCTGTTTCAGAATCAGGGATTAACTTCAAATTGAATATAGGGATAAACTTTGAAATTTTATGTAATCAATAATGTCTTGTATCTTTTCATATAACTTAAGTGTTACAGGCGATTGTACCAATTCAGGATTAGGTTCTGTTTCTATAACAATACCACCTGGTGGTGCCCCTCCTTACACAATTGTTTCCCCTGTATCGGGAACAACTTCAGGGATTATTTCCGCATACACTGAAACCGATTTAGCACCTGGGGCATACACTTATATTTTAACTGACTCATGTTTACCGTTCAATAATTCCTCACCCATTAACGTTTTTATTTCAAGTGGTACGTGTGTATCAATTGATGATGAACAACATACTACTTGTGGACTTGATAATGGTTCATTAACCGCCTCAACATCTACTGACTATGGAACACTTACTTTCCAACTCTATGAGGAAACTATTGGTTTTATAAATTCAGGAACAACCGTAACAAATCCTTACATTTTTGATAATTTACCTGCAGGGTTTTATTATGTTATTGCTGATGATGGAGGAGGTTGTACAGAAAGGTCAGAAACATGTATTGTTAAAGCCTCAACTACGTTCAGTTTTGGTCTATACACAATCAATAATTCACCTTGTTTAGCGTCCACAGGTTCAGTTTATGTTACAGGGCAAACTGGGACACCACCTTTTAATTATCTTTGGAGTAACGGAAGTACTAACAGTTATATAACAGGTCTAACCGCAGGTTCATACAATGTTATTGTCACTGATTCATTAGGTTGTACAAATAGTTTAGGTACTGTAGTTTCAACTGTACCCGCTTTAAATATTGCATCAATAATTACTGAAAGTCCATCATGTTTTAGCAATGATGGCTCAGCAACTGTAACAGTTGTTGGAGGAACTGCGCCTTTTTATTATTCGGGGTCGAACGGATTTTCAATTATTACATATTCAAACACATTTACTTTCACAGGTTTATCTGCGGGATTCTTTTCTGTTTATGTACAAGATGCTGGTTTGTGTAACGATACGGAATCTACGGTTTTATTAACCCCATCATCATTTGTTGTAGTTTCAGTAGATGTCTCGGGGTCAACTTGTAATAATTCAGGTGGGATGATTAATGTAACAATATTTGGAGGCTCTCCACCGTATACATACACTTTGACTAACAACTCAACATCATTACAAAATGTTGTAACGGGTAGTTTTACAAATTGGCCTTTTAATGGTTTATCGTCAGGTTCATATACCTTAGAGATAAGTGATTTAGGACCTTGTGTATTTACACATACCTATACTGTTAATAATACTGAAAAGTTTACATTATCTGTTAACACCACAGGAACAACTTGTAATCAAAATAATGGAAGTGTTGAACTTTTAATTTCAAGTGGAGGTACTGCACCATATACTTATGAAATTGACGGACAACTTGTAATTACAGGCGCAAGTTCATACACGTTTACAAATATAACTGCGGGTAATTATACTGCGACAGTTACCGATTCAACATTCTGTGAACAATTATTACCATTTACAATAGCTTCATCATCCATTGTTGATTTTATTTTAGTTGGAACTGATTCGACAAATGGAACTAATGGTACGGTTCAAGGTTTGATAACAAGTGGAACTCCTCCATTTAGTTGGAGTTGGAGTCCAAATGTGAATGGACAGACAGGTCTTACTGTGACAAGTTTGTCTGCAGGGACATATACTCTTACTGTTACCGATGGTGACGGTTGTATAAAAGTTAGAAATATTACAATTGAAGGATTTAATAAATTAAATTCATATCAAGTATTAACAATTTGTAATGATGATTTTACTCAGACAGGAGATTTAGGTAGAAAAGGGCCTCAACAACTTTTACTTGAAGGTTTCCATGATTTAACGACTGGTGATACAAATTGTATTTTAAATCAATCTATTTTTGAATTAATAACAGTTGTTGATGGAGTGACCAAAAGTCAATCTTTTTACACAGGAACTTCTTTAAATGACTTTCCTTTAGATAACGTATATTATGATGTTTTAGAAGAATTATTATTAACTTATCCTATAGTTGGTCAAGTTATTATAGACGCAATTAATAATAAAGTTTCTATTATTACAGATTGTGAGGTAGCTGAAAATTTACAGGGAGTTACTTTGAATGTTTATTTAAATATAAAATATGACATTTCTTGTGTTAGTTGTGATATACCTGTTACACCAACACCAACACCATCACCATGTGTTTATAATGAATGGGAAATAAATCTTTCATCACCTTGTACTTTTGAACTATATGATTGTTTTAATAACGTTTATGATACTGTAACATTTGGTAGTCCAGGAACTTATTATGTTTGTTCTGTATCTCAACCAACAAATAGTGGTATTTGCGCTTTACCACCTATTATTCCTATTGTTGGGTCTTGTACCCCGTTTGTAACTTTAACTCCAACACCAACTCCTACCTTAACTCCGACTCCTACACCTCAAGTAATTGTACCATTATGTAGTGTGTTATATAATACCCCTGATTATGAAGTTTATTCATATGATGTATTATCTAATACATCGACACTATTACCAGTTTCTTCTGTAACATATATTGCAGACATTGCTCACACTAATACCAAATTGTGGGTAAGTTCAGGAATAGGTATTAGAGAATGGGACATTACATTATCACCGTTTACATCTACGGTCAATAGGGATATTACAATACCTAATCTAATTGGACCTGGATTAGGAGCAATTGATGACACAACATTAATCGCTTTAAGAACTGATGTTACACCTAGAGAGATTGTGACTTTAGATATAACAACAAGCACCGCAGTATTAACAACTCAATTCCCAATATTATCAGGAAGAACAATATCTGGAGATATTATGTTAACAACAACTAATAAAGTTATTATCACGAATAACCCAATCGTGGGACCTCTTACTAGATATATTAGTCAATACGATTTTAGTACAGGAACATTAGAGGTGGACATCCAAATAAGTCCTACAATCGCAGAACCTTACGGTATTTTTGTTGACAGTGGAAACATATATATTGTGGATGGAGGAACAAGTAATGTGTATAATATACTATCAAGTCCACCATACACAATAACTCCTGTAGGTTTTGTTTTTGGTGTTCCTTTTGGAGCTTCTCAAGTACCAAGTTGTATTGATACTAATTTTGAGGTTGCCTTTGTAAGTACGTGGAGAACAACAAACACATCTTCAGGGTCGACACCATCAAATCAAATCCAACTTCCATTAATAAGCGCGGGAACGTACAGTTTTGTTGTGGATTGGGGTGACGGAGGACCTACAGACACTATAACAACTTGGAATCAATCTGAAACCACTCATACTTACCTGACACCTGGCGATTATATAGTTAGAATTACAGGTACTATTGAAGGATGGGTATTTGACCCACTTATTACCCCTAATGGTGGAGATAATGAAAAAATATTGAATGTACTACAATGGGGTCCTTTTAGTTTGGGGGCAGGTAATATAAGTGTAGCAGGTTTTGCAGGATGTTCTAACTTAGAATTGGATACTGTAAACGATATTTTAAATCTTTCAGGGACAACTAGTCTCGGTAGAGTTTTTATTAATTGTTCATCTTTAACCACGATAAATAATGTTAGTTCTTGGGATGTCTCATCAATTACAAGTATGGTTAATTTATTTGCTTTTTGTTCTTCATTTGATGACAATTTAAGTAGCTGGGATGTTTCAAATGTAAATATAATGAGCGGCATGTTCCGAGGGTGTAGTGTATTCAATAATGGAGGTACTGCAGGAATTGACACATGGGATGTTTCTTCGGTTACTAATATGAATCTGATGTTCTCGCAAGCAACAATATTTAATCAACCAATTGGAAGTTGGAATGTTTCAGGTGTTACTAATATGGCGGGTATGTTCCAAGTGGCTTCAAACTTTAATCAACCAATTGGAAGTTGGGATGTTTCCTCAGTAACTACAATGTCTAGTATGTTTAATGGAGCGACAAACTTTAATCAACCAATTGGAAGTTGGGATGTTTCCTCAGTAACTACAATGTTTAGTATGTTTAACGGAGCGACAAATTTTAACCAAAATATTGGAGGTTGGGATGTTTCCTCAGTAACTACAATGCTCGGTATGTTTAACGGAGCGACAAATTTTAACCAAAATATTGGCGGTTGGAATGTTTCAGGTGTTACCAATATGTCTAATATGTTCGGCTCGGCTTCAAACTTTAATCAAAATTTAGGAAGTTGGAATGTTTCAGGTGTTACTAATATGTCTGATATGTTTAATGGGGCGACAAACTTTAATCAAAATTTAGGAAATTGGGACGTTTCAAACGTAAATAACATGACTAATATGTTAAATTCTACATCATTATCAACAACTAACTATAATTCATTATTAAATGGATGGGCTTCTTTAGGAGGTTCATTACAATCAGGAGTTACATTCGGAGCTGGTACTACGGTATACACTGTTTCAACCGCAGGTGCTTCACATACATATTTAACAGGAACAAAATTATGGGTGATAAGTGATGGAGGGGGTATATAAAAAAAAATATCGGTTAATTAACCGATATTCAAAATTATCACCGTTTTAAACGATATTACCAAATACCTTCTTGCTTCATGTAACCTAACACACAACAATAGGCATCTG